TCTATGCGATCTACGATAACAAGGTTCCGACTCGTCTTGCGATCCTCAGCCGGGGACGCAAGAACGCGAAGACCGCAGAAGCCGCTTTTATCCTGCTTCTACATCTCTGTGGCCCGGAAGCGAGGCCTAACTCTGGGCTTTATTCGGCAGCACAGTCCCGAGACCAGGCGGCTGTTCTCTTTTCGCTGGCCTGGAAGATGGTACGAATGTCGTCAACGCTCCGTCGCTTCGTCAAGCCGCGAGCGTCGGCCAAGATCCTGATTTGCCCTGAGCTGGGCACTGAATACCGAGCGTTGTCCGCCGACGCTTCGACTTCATACGGCCTCAGCCCTGCTGTGGTGATCCATGACGAGCTGGGGCAGGTGAAAGGCCCTCGCTCTGAGCTGTATGACGCGCTAGAAACTGCTACGGCAGCCCAGGAAGAGCCGCTCTCAATCGTGATCAGTACTCAGGCGCCCTCTGACGGCGATCTGCTGTCGATCTTGATTGATGACGCGCTCGCCGGACACGATCCAGCGATTGTTGTCCGGCTTCATACGGCCTCGGATGACCTCGATCCTTTCTCGGAAGAGGCAATCCGAGCCGCTAATCCCGCCTTTGACTACTTCATGAACAAGACCGAAGTCTTCAAGATGCGGGACAACGCGAAGCGCATGCCCTCGAAGCAAGCTTCGTATGAGAACCTGGTGTTGAACCGGCGAGTCGAGGCCAATGCGCCCTTCGTGAGCCGCGTTGTCTGGAACCAGAACGAAGGGCACCTCAAGCCTATCGACAGCGTACCAGTCTACTGTGGCCTAGACCTGTCATCTGTGAACGACCTCACCGCCTTCGTCGCTATAGGCAAGGTTGACGGCATCTGGCAGGTCCACCCGACGTTCTGGCTGCCTGAGGATGGCCTTCTGGACAAGGCTCAGGAAGATCGAGTGCCCTACGATCTGTGGCACCAGCAGGGGTTCCTTAACGCCGCCCCTGGCAAGAGCGTGGACTACGACTACGTTGCCCAGTGGATCATCGACTTTATACAGTCTCACGACGTCTATAAGATCGCCTATGACCGGTGGGGCTTCAAGCATCTCAGAACGTGGCTGGTGCGGAATGGAATGCACGAGGACGACGTTGATGAGGTGTTTGAGCCATTCGGTCAGGGCTTTCAGTCGATGGCTCCCGCTCTCAACTTCTTCGAGGGCGAGCTATTGAACAAGCGAGTGGCTCATGGAGGGCACCCCGTGCTCAAGATGTGTGCCGCTAACGCTCGAGTGCTCGAGGATCCCGCCAAGAACCGGAAGCTAGCCAAGAACAAGAGCTCAGGCCGTATCGACGGCATGGTGGCCACAGCAATGGCCATGGGCGTGGCGAGCAGCGTGGAAGGTGTGGGTCCGTCGGTGTACGAGGAGCGAGGTCTTTTGAGGGTTTAAGGAGCAACCAATGGGACTTCTGGCTCGAGCGGCCCAGCTGCTCCTTCCGCGCGCGGAGCAGACGATAGACATGAGGAACGCCACTCCCGAGGAGATGGCGAGCTTCATTCGCGGGTGGAGCGGCGGCTATCAGTCCACGGCCGGCGTTACAATCAGCGACACGTCGGCGATGCGTGTGGCGGCCGCTTGGCGGTGCATTCAGATCATTAGCAGCGTCATCTCGTCCTTGCCGTTCGACTTAGTCGAGCGTGTGGGAGAGTCTGAGAGGCGCCCCGCTGAAGGTCACCCGATGCGGGAAGTAATGACTGTCCGCCCGAACGACTGGCAGACGCCACAAGAGTTCAAGAAGATGCTCCAAATGCATCTTCTGCTCCGTGGCAACGCTTACGCCCGCAAGGTGAAGCTCGGCAGAAGCATCGTGGCGCTGATCCCCATCCGTCCAGACCGAGTTCAGGTCGAGCAGGAGGTCGATGGCCGCCTGCTATATCGTGTAACTCGTCAGGATGGGCGCGAGTTGGTGATGCGGTCCGGCGATCTGCTCCACATTCGTGGCATGACGCTCGATGGCATCACAGGATTGTCTCCTCTGTCTTACATGAGGGAGGCCTTGGGGCTCAGTATCCAGGGCGAGAGGGCTGCTTCGAAGCTTTTCGTGAATGGCTCCTTCACTGCCGGCATTCTGAAGCATCCTCGGAAGCTTTCTCCTGAGGTGTTCAATCGACTGAAGGAGAGTTGGCGATCTTCGGACGGTAGCCTCGAGGACGCGGGCTCAACTCGCATCCTCGAGGAGGGCATGGAGTACGAAAAGCTCTCCATGTCCGCCTCAGACGCTCAGTTTCTCCAGATGAGGGACTTTCAGCGCTACGATATCGCTATGTTCTTCGGTGTGCCTCCACATATGATCGGTGCAACGGAGAAACAGACGTCTTGGGGCTCTGGCATCGAGCAGCAGAACATTGGCTTCGTCCAGTACACGATAAATGACTGGTTCGTGGCGTGGCAGGAGGCTCTGAAGCGTGATACCCTCGAGGCTCGGGAACAGTCGCGCTATGATTTCCGCTTCTATCCTCAGGGACTCCTGAAGGGCGACCAGAAAACTCAGTGGAGTGCCTTTGTTCAGGGTCTTCAGTGGGGAGTTTACTCGCCGGACGAAGTTCGGGCTATGCTCGACATGAACCCGCGGCCCGACGGTAAGGGCGGCGAATACCTAGACCCGCCCAATACGGCTGGAGGCACTAAGGATGACTCTGAAGACACTACCGGCGATCCAGACGCTGAACCGACCAAGTAAGGTCTCGTCACTCGTCGAGGACGAGGTCTTCGACCGCTGGGATACCGCGGTCATGGCGAAGGAGGAAGAGGCCACGGTGAATATCCTGGATGCCATCGGCGCCGATTGGTACGGCGACGGTTGGACTGCCAGGAAGTTGTCGGCCATCCTCCGGAACATCGGTGATCGAGACATCCAGGTCAACATCAATTCTCCTGGTGGTGACTTCTTCGAAGGAGTGGCGATGTATTCGCTGCTTCGGGATCACAAGGCCAAGGTGACTGTTCGAGTCCTGGGCCTGGCAGCGTCTGCTGCCTCGGTCATCGCGATGGCCGCCGACGATCTCCAGATCTCGGAAGCGGGCTTCATCATGATCCACAACGCCTGGGCTGTGGCGGTGGGCAATCGTCACGACTTCCGTGAGGCGGCCGACCTGCTGGAACCTTTCGATGAGGCCATGGTGGGGCTTTATGCCGCTCGCACAGGCAAGCCCAAGACTACAGTTCAGACTTGGATGGACAAGGAGACTTGGTTCAGTGCTGACCGCGCTCTCTCAGAGGGCATGGCGGACAGGAAGATGCCTGAGCCCGAGAAAAAGGAGGACGCTGACACAAAGGCGCTCTCCAGTGTCCGACGGATAGAGGCTGCTCTCATTCGTCAGGGAATGCCCCGCGCTGAGCGCCGTAGCCTCATCGCGGACATGAAACGCGGCACGCCCGCGGCTGCTGCGTCCCCCGAGCCTGTGGCCGGGGCTGAGGAACTGGCGAACGCTCTGCGGTTCGCTATCGACACTCTCAACAGGAAGTAGAAGACATGACTCTTCACCAGAAGCAGCGCGGGCTGGTCACTGCCGTCCGTGCCGAGACGTCCGAAGTCAAGGCCCTCACCGAGAAGCTGATGCAGACGGTGGCGTCCTTCAAGGAGGAGAACGACAAGGCTCTTAACGACCTCCGCCGTGGCCAGGAGGACGTGGTTCGCACCGAGAAGGTCGACCGCATCAACTCGGCTATCGACGAGATCCGCGATCAGATCAAGGAGGTGGCGTCTCGCGCTGCCGCTGCTGAGCTGACCGGCTCTCGCGATGGTGTGGACTTCGCCAAGGCGGCCAAGGAGCTGTCGGTTCAGGCTGGCATCGCCGAGCTCTCAGTCGACGACTACAAGTCCTACGTCCGCGGACTGGACGTGTATATGCGTCGTGGCGATGCTCGGGACATTCGGGCGGCCATGTCGGTCGGCTCGGATCCGGACGGCGGCTACACCGTGACGCCCGACACCTCGGGACGCATGATCAAGAAGATCTACGAGTCTTCCCCCATGCGCCAGATGGCGTCGGTCATCACGATCAGCACCGACCGCATCGAGGGTCCCATCGACCGCGGTGAGGGTACTGCCGGGTGGGTGGGCGAGTCCTCGCCGCGTCCGACGACCGCCACCCCGCAGCTGGGCAAGTGGGAGATCCCGGTCCACGAGATGTACGACTTCCCGGAGACGACCCAGCGTCTGCTGGACGACTCCTCGGTGAACATCGAGGCGTGGCTGGCCGACAAGACGTCGGACAAGTTCGCCCGGACCGAGACCACCGCGTTCTTCACCGGCGACGGTGTGAACAAGCCCCGCGGCATCCTGGACTACTCGACGGCGGCCACGGCGGACTCCAGTCGCGCCTGGGAAGTCTGGGAGCATGTCGCGACCGGCACCTCGGCTGGTTTCGGCACCGCGCCGAACGGCTCGGACAAGCTGATCGACCTCGTCTACAAGCTCAAGCCCTCTTATCGTCAGGGCTCGCGCTGGGCGATGAGCCGTTCTACGCTTGCGGCTGTCCGCAAGCTGAAGGATGGCGACGGCAACTACCTGTGGGTGCCGACGATCAACGCCTTCGAGACCGGGAACCTCATCGGCTTCCCCGTCATGGAGTGCGAGGACATGCCGACTGTCGGCGCGGACTCGCTGTCCATCGCGTTCGGCAACTTCGCCGAGGCCTACACCATCGTGGACCGCACTGGCATCCGTGTCCTGCGTGACGCGCTCACTAACAAGCCGTACATCGGGTTCTACACGACCCGGCGCGTCGGCGGCGGTGCGCTCGACTTCGAGGCGCTGAAGTTCCTCAAGTTCAGCACCACCTGATCAATAGGCCCGGCGCTCTTGCGCCGGGTCACCTTCCTTCTCAGGAGACGCACTAATGCGTGATATCACGAACAACCTCCACCTGCGGAACGTCATTCCTCCGGTGGCTGCTCGAACCGACAACACTGCCATCGTCGGGACCGTCGTCGACCGCAAGGGCTACGATGCTCTCATGTTCGCTCTCTCCATCGGGACGAACACCGACGCCAACGCCACCTTCGCCGTGCTCGTCGAGGAGTCCGACGAGTCCGGAGCCAACTTCTCGGCTGTGGCGGACGCCGACCTGAATGGCACCGAGGCCCTCGCCGGCTTCGCCTTTGACGACGATACCGAGACGCGGAAGATCGGCTATCGTGGCAATAAGCGGTACGTCCGTCTGACGGTGACTCCGTCGGGCAACGACTCCGGCAACATCTTCCTGGCGGCTGTGGCTGTTCTTGGCTATCCGGCCTACAAGCCGACTGCCAACCCGCCCCAGTAATCTGAGGCTGAGGCTCGCCTTCGGGCGGGCCTCACTTTTCAGGAGAAGAAGATGGGATACGCCCCGACACGGTACTCTGCTCCTAACGTCAAGCCCATCTCCGTCGTCGAGGCGAGACGTCATTGCCGGATCACGTCCACAGACGATGATGTTCTGCTCGAGGCGTTGATAGACGTAGCAGTCCAGTACTTCGACGGATGGAACGGAGTCCTCGGCCGCTGCATGATATCGCAGACGTGGGACCAGCACTACGATGACTTTCGGTCTATGGAGCTGCCCTTTCCTGCTAGCTCGATCACTACGATCCACTACGATGATATCAACGGCGCGGATCAGTTGATCGACTCCGACAACTACGCTATCCGACGGTGGAACACTGGTCGGACAACGATTTCTGCTGTCGCTCCTTACACCTGGCCGCTCGTGTCGGGTAAGCCAGAGGCAGTTCGGGTTCGGTTCGTCGCAGGCTTCGGTCCCTCAGCCGCTGATGTTCCTGCTCCCATCAAGCAGGCCTTGCTCCTGACTGTGGGAACGCTTTACTCGAGCACCAGGAACGACGTAGGACTTAGGCGCATCGTCATAGACGGAGTAGGGAGCCACGAGTGGGACACCACCGGCTCGCTGATGAAGTCGAACGAGGCTGCTATTGATCGTCTTGTGTCTCCCTACCGCCTGGTGCCGTGATGAGCTTCTCAGCGTCAACCCGAGCGATGATGATCGCGCGAGGCGCGAGCACCGTAACCTTGCGCCGAGAGGGCCTCGACGATGCCGAGGTTCTTGCGGTTCAGATCAGGCTCTCCAGCACAAGCGAGGAGGACCGTAACCTGTCACCGTTCCTCCGAAGGTTCTTGCTGATAGGAGAGGACGTTCCTGCTCGTTTCCTGCCGCTGAGGCCGAATGTGGATGTACTTGTCATCAGCGGCAAGGAATGGACGATCACTGGCATTCACGTCAGGCCTCACAACGTGGCTTATGAGGTGGAGCTTGAAGGAGTCGGCTGATGGCAGTCAAGGTGAGAATCGAACCGCTCGGTCCAGCCATCGAAGCCTTGATAGATCGGACCCTGTCTCCCAAGGCTCAGACGATGGCTTTTCGCAAGTTCGCTGAGAAGGAGATACAGAAGGCGGACAACATCAACAGGACGGCGCTGGGCCGGATACCTGAGAAAGTCATCTACGTGGACGGTCGCATCAGCGACACGCTGGAAGGCTTGAAGGTTCCGGGCAGCGTCGTCGTCGAGTACGAGATAGTCAGCGATCTGGTAGAGCAGATCATGATCTACCTCAGGAGGACTGCACCTGTCCTCACAGGACGCTTCAGGGACACGATATGGATCTACGCCGATGGCGTCCGCGTGACCGATCCGGCGCAGACCGTAGGAGCCTCCGAGATCATCATAGCCCCAACTGTGGCCTATGCTCGAAAGATCGAACGTGGCCAGGGCAAGTTTCCAGGCAAGCTGTTCGAGAATGCGGCTAAATACGCTCAGAAGAAGTTTCGGGGCGGCGGTGTCTCAGTCAAGTTTACCTTCGCCGATATCATAGGAGGCGGTACACATCTTGGCCGGTGGGCTCAGAAGAGGCCGGGACGCAATCGCCACCAGCAGGCTCGGGATCGCCGCAACCCCGCTCTCATCATAAGGTTTAGGTGATGGCAGATAAAAACGTAGTCAATGCGTTCTTGGCCTACCTAACGGCTAACTGGAGCCAGACTCCAGTTGTAGGTCCGGATGATGCTGGCGCCGGCGTCCCCGGCTCCAGCGAGCGCCTCACGCTCGAGTTTGATGCCTCTGTGCAAACCCAGACTAGCATGGCGCCTTACGGCACTCCCGCTGCCTGGGAGGAAACGGGCCGAGCGATCCTAACGCTGGTCACGCGACCAAACAAGGACCGTGTGGCTAACGATGATACCAAGGAGGAACTGATGGATTTGTTCCGCGCCAAGCGGTTCGAAGACGTCTGTACAGAGGACTTGGTGTCAACAGACGAGACGGTCAATGGCTTGAGATATGTCACCGTCGAAGTCGCTTATACCTACTACTTCGTCAAATAGGAGCAGTCTCCATGGCCATCAATCAGGGCTCTCGTCTTCGTACGGCATACATCGCCGAGACTACTTGGGGGACTACGCCGGCCACGCCGACGTTCAAGAACCTCCGACTGAACCGCAACTCCCTCCGTGGCAACAAGGGCACGGCCACCTCGGATGAGATCCGCGATGACCGCAACGTGGTGGACGAGATCGTCCTCTCGCGTTCGGCCGGCGGCAGCATCGAGGCCGAGTTCAGCTATGGCAGCTTCGATGATTTGATCGAGGCCTGCCTGATGGGCACCTGGACCACCAACGTCCTCAAGGTCGGCTCGACTCTTCGCTCGTTCACCATCGAAGAGACGTCCGAGGTGGGAAGCGCAAACCCCCGCTATGCTCGCTTCCCCGGCATGATGGTCGACACGTGGTCGCTCGAGGCTCCCGCTCGCGAGAAGATGATGACCACCTTCGGCTTCCTCGGGAAGAAGGAGGATCATGCCACGGGTCATACGCTCATCACTGGTGCGACCTACACCGCGGTCAACACCGAGAAGATCATCCCGACCTCTGGGTCTCTGGTGATCGGGTCCTTCACTGGCACTGCCGTCACGCTGGCCGCGCCGAAGGTCTTGAGCTTCTCGCTCAACGTGAACAACAATCTGGCCGAGCGTCCTGTGGTAGACGATGAGTACTCGCTGCAGCCTCGCGTCGGCAAGTGCGACGTGACAGGCGAGATCACGATCTACTTCGAGGATAAGAGCCACTACGAGATCGTGGATCGTCACGATCTTGGTGCCCTTTCCGTCACCATCGGCTTCGAGGCCAACAAGAAGTACACTCTCCTGCTGCCGCGTCTGCGGTACGGCGATGGTGAGCGTATCGGCAAGTCGTTGAACGACGACATTAAGGTCCGTATCCCGTTCAGGGGTACGTACGACAACACTGAGGCCACCAGCCTCAAGATCACGAGGGCCGTCGCATGAAGATCCGCGTTCTTCATTCCTTCGAAGGGTACCCAGACGGAGTCTACCGTCTGTTCGGCGCAGGAGAAGTCGTCGATAACTTGGACGACGACTACGCTCAGCTGCTCGTCACCAAGGGGCATGCCGAGCCGGCTGACACCGCCGAGTCGAAGCTTCCGCTCACCGGTGGAGGCAAGAAGTGAAGGTATCTCAGATCAAGGTCAATTCCGCTGCTATCCGCAGCGGAGTCTGGATCGACATTCCCTGGCTGGACGGAGTCGCTATCAAGCTCCGTGGCCTGGAGAACGTCGACTACCAGCGTCGCCGCGCCGACCTTATCCGAGAGAAGGCTGCGGAAGCGAAAGCGAATGGCGTGCCGCCGGACAAGCTGAGCACTATGGACGTTGAGGTAGACGCCTTCGTGGAGTGCGTCATGCTCGACTGGCGAGGGCTCACCGAGGACGATGGCACGCCTATCCACTACTCGGCCGAGAAAGCGCTCGAGTACTTCAAGGATCCCGACCTCATAGACCTGTGGAACGCCGCTTACTGGGCGAGCCAGCAGGTCCGGAATGCCAAGAAGGAGCAGCTCGAGGAAGACAAGGGAAACTGATAGCCGTCCTTCGTTGGGCCATCGTTTACGGCGAAGATCTTGCCGAGTTCGACGAATGGACAAAGAGGGACGGCCGTCTACCCTTGCCGTTGAGGACTCAGCCCGAGCTCAGGCCTGAGCTGACGCATATCCTCGAGGCTTTCTGGTCACTGAGCGGTGATCGCAACTTTACGAACGGGGTGCCGCTGGCTATCCCGTTCGCTTCTATCGTGGCCTACGCTCAGGCGTATGGCTACGATGAGGACCAAGACTCGTTCAGGCGGTTCGAGACCCTGATCCGTGCGCTAGACGCCACATTCATCAAGGATCGTCACGAACAGATCGCCGAAGAACGTAGAGCCGAAGAAGAGAACCGGAAGCGAGGGCTCTGATGACTACCACGATCAACTCCCTCCGCATCGAGGCCGCTGTTACTGGCGCTGAGACCGCCATCTCCAAGCTCAAGCTCCTTGAGGAGGCACAGCGTAAGGCTGGCAAGGCTGGGGATCAGCTGGCACAGGATACGGAACGGGGAGACAAGTCCTTCGCTAACGCCGCCAAGACAGCCGAGGCCCTGCGCCGTAAGTACATCGAAGGCTATTCTGCGGCCCAGAATTTCCGCGCTGAAGTGGCCCGGTTGAACCGAGCTATAGAAGCGGGAACGATCTCTTCTTCGGACGCTGCTGCCGTCCTGTCGTCACTGAAGTCGAGGATGGACGCAGCGGGTGCCGGGGCAGTCAGCGCCGGCAATCAGATGCAGACTTTTGGGCGGAGTGCAACCAACGCCACGCATCTGACCATGCAGAACATGGGCAATCTTCAGTTCCAGCTGAACGACATAGCGATGGGACTTGCCACAGGCCAGTCTCCCTTCATCGTCATCACTCAGCAGGGCGCTCAGATAGCCCAGATGTTTGGGCCTGGCACCACGATCCGAAGCGCCATAGCCGCGCTAGGCGCCGGCTTCATGCAGATGCTAAACCCGATCAACCTGTCTGTGGTCGGACTCGCCGCACTCGCCGCTGGTGTCTCTTACCTGTGGTCGACGTGGGGCACCGGCAGCAGTCAGGTTGAGGAGGCCCTGAAGCGTCATGAGGACCTGATTGGTCGCATTAAGGATGCTTACGGCGAGGCCGCCAAGGGAGTAAAGGAGTACGCTGACGAGTCCGTCAGAGTCCTTGGCGCCCTGAGCGGCTTCGTGCAAGACGACCTTCGCGAGTCAGTCATGACCGGCGCGAAGGACGCCGCGAGCGCGTTCCCCGGCAGGAGCTTCACCTCCTACAGCATGGAGGACTTCGCTGGCAGCATTGACGTGCTGGAGCAGTTCCGTCGGGCTATGCGGGACTTGGACGAGGGCATCGCTGCTGGCGAGCCGAACCTTCGGCTGTTCCGCGAGCAAATGGCGGCCATCGCCGAGGACGACAGAGCATCGGCCAGCCAGCGTGAGGCGGCCAAGTACTTCCTCGAGATTACTGAGGAAGCAGGCAAGGCCGCTCGAGCGCTGGAAGCCTACGAACAGGTTGCCAAGCGAGTCTACTCTGTACGTTCGCCGACGGAGTCTGGGCCTGAGTTCCGCGGGCCTGTGCTGGCGGGACCCGAGGTTCAGCCTCCCAAGAAGCCCAATCTGCTGGATTTCGATCCGGATAGGGTCGACAAGCCTAAGGAAACGAAGGCTATCGACACCTACGCCGAGCTTATGCGGGCTACAGACCTTCGCATCGCTCAGCTTCGGATCGAGATGACAGCCCTTGGCATGACCGAGGAGGCTGGCCGTCGATACAGGCTCGAGCAGGAACTCCTGCTGCAGGCTCAGCAGAAGGGCATTGCGCTGTCTCCTCAGGAGGAGCAGCAGCTGCGGAACAAGGCCGCTATCATGGCTGAGATCCAGCAGCAGACAGAAGACCTGAAGGACGCTCAGAAGTCTGCCGAGGAAGCCGGCAAGTTCATGGCCTCCACCCTCGAGCAGGCTCTCATGGGTGTGGTTCAGGGCGGCGACCAGGCCAAGCAGGCGATCATGCGTCTGATAGCTGAGTTGCTCAAGGGAGCTCTGATCGGTGAAGGTGCCTTCGCTGGCGTGTTCAAACGACTGGCAGGAGGAAGCGGTGGCGGTGGCAGCAGCGCCGGTGGCGTATCAGCTGTGGCTCAGACCGTAGACGAAGCCGTCAACGGACTCTCTGCTGGCACCGAAGTGGGCGGTGGTGACGCTCAGTCGATGGCCTGGAATTTCTGGGCTTCGAAGGGGCTTAAGCCCCACCAGATCGCGGGTGTCATGGGCAACATAGGCGCCGAGTCTGGCTTCAACCCCTCTGCTGTGGGCGACGGAGGCTTGGCTCATGGGCTGTACCAGCATCATCAGAACAGAAGAGCTGGCATCAGCGGCTTCCTTGGCGATCCGATGAAGCAGCACGAGCTAGCTTGGCTCGAGATGCAGGGTCCCGAGAGTCGGGCTTGGAACGCTCTGACGAGCTCTACGAACGTCCGCGAGGCCACCGCTGCCTTTGGCGGCTTTGAACGTCCTCAAGGCTTTTCGTGGGGCAATCCTGAAGGGATGCACAACTGGTCGGGCCGACTGGCTGGCGCTGAGCAGGCACTCGCTAAGTTTGGCCAGACTACCAACGTCGCTACCGAGGGTCTTGGTACACTCGGGAAAGGCTTCATTGATCTAGGAGGCGCCCTGGCAGGTGGAGGCAGTGGCGGTGGAGGAGGCGGGCTTGGTGGCTTCATCTCCGCTATCCTAGGCCTGATAGGAGGCGGCTTTGCCAAGGGCGGTGTGACTAATCGTCCTGCTGTCTTCGGCGAGGCTGGTCCCGAGGCTGCGGTTCCACTGCCGGATGGCAGGTCTATTCCTGTGAAGATGCACGGTGGCCGAGGTGGTAGCAACTACCAGTTCGGTGATACCAACATCACTATCCAGGGCGAGGCTAACGGAGCTACTGTGGATCGTATCGACAAGAAGATCCGTCGTGCTCAGTCTGACTTGATCAAGGAGCTTCAGCGTAGCCGCAGCAACGAATGGCGGGACGATTGACATGGTAAGCACGTTCGAGGATATGCCGCCTATCCTGAGGCCGAATGAGGTGATGTTCCACCCCATGCCTTCGGTGAAGGTCGGCCCGACTCTGCCAGACGGGCGTCGTCAGACTATTCAGTCGGCGGCGCCCCACTGGTACGCTGAGATAAAGTACAACCTGGCCACAGCGGACGAGGTTCGCGAGTGGCGGGCTGCCATCGCCAAAATGGAGGGCGGTGCTCGCGAGTACATCATTCCCGTCTATGACCGACGACAGGCGCCATGGCCTACAGGCTTCGACTGGATGAGCAGTAAGCCGACTGTCACGGTGGGCGGCAACGTCAACAGGAAGCAGATTATTCAGGTCTACCCTGTAGCCGCACCAGGGAACAACCCCTACGGAGCCACGATACCGGCTGGGACTACTCGGATCTGGATCGACTGTCATCGGTCGGGCCGCATTCGCAGAGGCCAGTATTTCTCGGTAAGAGACAAGACGAGTCGGCAGCGTCTCTACATGATCATCAATGTAGAGAGACACAACTTGTCCAGCGAAGTGGGAGACGTGGACTCGGGGTACATCGACTTTATTCCGCCGATGAGGACGGACACGCCGATTCGTCAGCTGCTGGACTTCGATGATCCTCGAGCAACCATGACGCTTGCTGAGCCTGGTAGTGGTCAGCTGACGTTGAGGGCTTGGGAGACCTACGAGCCCTCGATTATCGCACGGGAGAGCTTCGGTGGAGTTTTCTAGGCTTCAGAGACGTCTCCTTCAAGGAGAGAAGATCAACCTGGCGCGGATGGCTGAGTTCCATTTCGCGTCAGGCGTTCAGAGGTACTGGCCGGGCCACACCGAGTTCACAGACCTCGAAGGCAATCGGTGGTATCCCACCATGGGAATGGGTGCAGTTACTGGCATTCGTCAGTCGCATAACGGCACTGCCCCGGAGCTCAAGTTCGAGCTGTCGGGGATTGACCGTCGGTTTATGCGGATAGCCCGATCTGCAGGAGATGAGTACTACAATCGACTCGTCCGAGTTATGTGGCAGTTCTTCGACGACGACTGGAACCTGCTGGGCAATCCGCTCGTGATGACCTGGGGGTTGATGAAGACCATGTCTTCAAAGCGTCAGACGGATGAAGAGACTCAGCTTCAGTCGCTGGTGCTCACCGCAGAGTCGCCGTTCGAAGGACGTGCCAGAGCTAGGAACAGCTACCTGACTGACACCGACCAACGCCGAAGGTCACCGGGAGACGCCATATGTTCGCGGTTAGCAGGCATCGAAACGAAGCTTATCACGTTTCCTGCTTTCTGAGAGATGTAGCCAGCCGCCCCTTCGTGTGGGGCCACACTGACTGCGCTCTCGTCATCGCGGACTGGATGATCTCTCAGGGCAGGAACTACGATCCGGCGGAGCTGTTCCGTGGCAAGTACCGGACTGAAGAAGAGTGCTCGGCGATCCTTCGTGAGCACGGCGGGCTGCTGCGGATCTTCCGCCGCATCGCCAAGGAGCTCGATCTCTCCCGCGTCTACGAGTTTCGACCCGGAGATGTGGGAGTGGTTCGTGTCTATCGTCAGGATGGCACATCCGAACACATCTCGGCTATCCGAACGCCGTCGGGACGCTGGGCCATGAAATGCACTCACGGCGTGATGATCTTGACCAAGGTAAAGGTGGTCGCCGCCTGGAGGATTTGACATGCCGTTCTTAGGAGCTGTCTTCGCCGTCGTCTCGTCTGGCTTCGCAGCGCTCGGTATCACCGGCTCCATGATCTTCAGCGTCCTGCTGAATGTCGGCCTTGCGCTCATCCAGATGCTGATGGTCAAGCAGCCCAAGCCTGACGACATTCAGCAGGTGTTCCGCCAGTCTACCCCGGAGCGTATCGTTCACGCTGGTCGAGTTCGCACAGGTGGCCCGCTGATCTTCCTCGAGACGCTGGAGAACGCTCTCTGGCTGATCGTGTACTTCGGCCAGGGACCTGTGGACGGCTACGAGGAGTGGTTCGTGGACAGTCGATCTGTCATCATGGACAGTGATGGTTGGATCAAGAGCAAGCCCTACGATAAGCGGAACATCGTGAGGCTAGAGTGGCGGACGGGTGAGGATCGCAGCTCTGTCTATGCCTCTCTCATGTCGGCCTTCACCAGTATCGTGGATCGCAAGTGGCGGGGCGACGGACTGGCGACAGCGCTTGTCTATGCTGACGCCGTAGGCCCGTCTCGGGTGGCCAAGGTGTACCCGAACCGCATCCCACTGGTAAACGTGCTAGGTCGTTTCGCGAAGCCCTATGATCCTCGCACTGGGACTTACCGGTGGACGTCTAACCTGCCGTTGCTGATGCTATACTACCTGACGCATCCCGACGGAGCTGGCATCCCAATGTCGCTGATCGACGAGGACGACTTTGCTAAGGCAGCCACTCATGCCGACAGCTTGGTCAACACCAAGTCGGGGGGTACTGAGCGCCGGTACCACGGCTCTCTGTCGTGGAAGATGACAGAGAAGCCCAAGGACGTGATCAACCGGCTAAACGCCGCAATGGATGGCCGCCTGTTCCTGAAGTCTAACGGGAAGGTGGGGTTCAAGGTGGGACGGTGGGAAGAGCCCACGGTTCATATCGAGGACATTCACATTCTGATGGCTGATATAGCGGATGCCTCGTCGCCGATCCAAGAGGCCAACGAGATCATCATCCGCTACACGAACAAGAACGCCAACTACACGCCGGTCACCAGTGATCCGTGGGTCAACCAGAAGATGCTGAGGAAGTCGGGAGGGGCGGTCAAGAACACTACGCTCGACCTGTTCTCTATCGACAACCACAACCATGCTCGGCGAATTGCCAAGATCATGGATCAGAAGCTGAACCCTGCCTACCAGGGAACCATCGTTACGGATATCACCGGACTGATGGCCTGGACTGAACGGTTCATCACGATAGACTACGTGGACCTCGACATTCAAGCAGGCATCTTCGAAGTGGTCAGTATCGCTTTCGACGAGGAAGAGCTCACCGTAGAGATGCAGATTGCCTCTGTGGAGTCTACTCTCTATGACTTCGATCCCGCTATTGAGGAGGGCGACGAGCCAGTCAACCCGAGCAGCTTGGGAGAGGATGCTGTCCCGGCTGTGACTAACTTCACCGCGGTGACCGAGGTCGAGAAAGTCAACGGCCAGCGTCGGGTAAACGTGATCCTCAGTGCTGATGTTCCAGAGCGGAACACCAACAAGGAGAAAGGCGACAATGTGAACTTCGAGTTCCAGTGGTCCAGAGCTAATCGGAACATCTGGAACTCTATCGGCGGTATCCGCGAGGAGAACACCGTCGAGATCCGTAACCTGAACGACGGCGGCCTGTACGACTTCAGGGTTCGTCTTCGAGCCGGAGACGGGTCTCCTGGCGAGTGGGAAGTCATCGAGGACTTCGCCGCGATAGGTGATCCTGTGGCACCGAAGATCCCGGGGAATATCCGAGCTGCGGTTATCTCGGCATCTCAGGTTGATGTTACCGCCACAGCTCCTGATGAGCCTGACCGGTTCGCTTCGTTCCGGCTGTATCGCAGCAAGACGAACAACTCGAGGGCCGGTGAACTCGTAGCGACACAGACTGGCGGAGAAGGAACACGCTTCACGGTAAGTGACACCAAAGCCAAGCCGCGGAACACTTACTACTACTTCGTCGCGTCGGTGAATTTCTCTGGAGTAGAGTCGCCGCGGAAGCCCGCCCGAAACAACCCGATTAGGATGCCGCAATGACTGCCTTGCAAGACCAGATCGACAACGATCTCCGCGACTACAATACGCTGGGCAATCCTGGGTCCGGCGTTTACACGTTCCTCATGTCCGACCTGAGAGACATTCTCAATACGATGGCGGTGGGCTCTCAGTTCATCACCGAGGTGGGAACGTTCCTCAACGCGGCGGACGTCAACGCTGCGAGGACTGCGCTAGGCCTGGGAACCGGCAGCTCGCCGACGTTCACAGGGCTGACGTTGACTGGCAGCATGACTGCCGACACCAATACCTTCCGGATCGACGCCACAAACAACCGAGTGGGCGTCGGCACGGCTACTCCTGCTACTACCTTCGATGTTGTGGGCGCCGCCGCCTTCAGCTCGACTGTGTCTGTGGCGGGGACCATGACGCTCACTGGCAACCTGGTTGTGGATACCTCGTTGCTGTATGTCGACTCGTCGGGCAACCGAGTGGGCATCAATACGGCTTCGCCTGCCTTCGCGTTTGACGTGGTAGGCGAGATGAGGTCCATCGCCAATAATGCCACGAATGCCCTCCGTGTGGTTCAGACGGGGCCTGGCAACGTGGTCTTGTTCGAGGACCAGGCGTCGACCGACGTTACTCCGTGGCTCATGAACGGAGACGGCGTTGTCGTTCATGGCCACACGGTCGCTCAGGTGGCCGAGTCCTCGTTGACTCCGCTCAGCCAGGTCCAGTCTCTAGACTCAAACGCCAACGGCTACTGGGTTCAGCGTTGGTCGGCGAATGCCAACCCCGCTTATCTTCGTCTGGGCAAGTCCCGTGGCACTGCCGTCGGCACTCGAGGCACTCTGTCGCTCAACGACCAGATCGGCTCAATCCTGTTCCTGGGCGATGATGGGACTGTGTTCCGCGCTGCGGCTGAGATCGTCGCAGAGGCTGACGAGGTCTGGGGCTCGAACGACACGCCAGCTCGCATCGTGTTCAAGACCGCTCCCAACAGCTCGGGGACTGCTGTCGAAAATATGTGCCTGTCTTCCACGGGCTTCCTGTCGCTGGACGGTGACCGAGACACTGGCTTCTTCGTGCCTGCCTCCAACGAGCTAGCGTTTCACGCTGGCGGCAGCGAGGCAATGCGCCTCGAAGAGAACGGTCGACTGATCATCAACCACACCAACAGCGTCTCGTCGGCAAGCACTCACTACGAGCTTCAGATCCACGGCAACGGTGCTGCCACCTCCGGCGCTATGTTCGTGAACTGGGCTGCCGTGTCTGGTTCTGATGCCCGCCTCGTGCTGGCCAAGAGCATGTCCGGTACTGTGGGCACTCGAGGAGCCGTCGCTGTAAACGACAACCTAGGTGTAATCGCCTTCGCCGGTGACGACGGCACGGACTTCACCTGGGGCGCTCAGATCCTTGGTGAGGCGGACGGCAGCGTCTCATCGGGAGTGGTCCCCAGTAGGCTGTTGTTCTTCGTGGCTACCACGGGCGGCACTCTCACTGAGCGACTGAGGATCACCACGGGCGGTTCTGTTCAGCCGGGATCCGACAACTCCCAGACTCTTGGAAACACCGGTATCCGGTGGAGCGTTGTCTGGGCGGGAACAGGTACTATTAGCACCTCGGACGCTCGGGAGAAAATGCTCCTTGGGTACTTGACTGACCCTGAGCTTGAAGCCTCCAAGCGAATGGCTCGGATGATCGGCAAGTACCAGTGGCTTCAGTCGCTGGAGGAGAAGGGGCTCGATGCCCGCATCCACGTTGGTCCCACGGCCCAGGCGGTCTACTACGCCTTCCAGTCGGCGGGGCTCGATGCCTCGAGGTATGGCCTGTGGTGTTCTGACAAGCTCGAGGATGGCCGAGAGCGTCAGAGCCTGCGAGCCGATCAGCTAGCCCTGTTCATGATCGCAGGGCTTGAACAGCGCGTGAGCGCCCTTGAAGAGAAGGTGTGACATGAAGGTTGACAGCAACGCCCAGATCGTCGATCTTTACGGAAAGCCGATCCCCAAGAACGAAGAGGGAGCCGCTTGGACCCTCGGAGAACTCATCGCTACGTCTTTCCTGACGCCGCTCAAGGGAGACGAGACGATGACCGCGGTTGACGAGAAGCTCGAGGCCTATCGCTTCGCCAAGCTCTTCGTCGACTCTCCTGGCCCTGTGGAGCTATCCCCAGAAGACCTCGTGAAGGTCCGCAAGCGGGTGGCCAAGGCGTTCCACGTAGCGCTGGCGGGGCCCGCCCTGGAGATGCTGGAAGGAGACAAGAATGGCGGATAGTGATCTCCCCGGCAGGCACGGGGACGACCTACGGTTCAAGTTCGAGTGTCTGAACTCTGACCAGACAGCGTTCAACCTGACCGGGTCTACCATCGAGTTCAGAGCGTACCACGGAAACAGCGTCTTTGCACTGTCCCACGCCCAGCTGACGATCAACGCTGCGGCTGGCACTGTGGAAGGACGCATCCCCGTGGCCACCGTGAATACCCTGCCGCTGGGGGCCATCACGAACTACGAACTTGACCGAGTGATCGACGGCAATCGTGAGACGCTAGCCGCCGGTCACGTCGTTATCTCGGAGGGCTATATCGTCAATGCCTAGCCCGGCCATCGTCCGAGTGAATGTGTACAGTGGCCCTTCCATCGTTCGAGTGGTGTCAGCCGGGCCTCAGGGCCCGGCTCCCACTGTTCCGAAGTACGCTCTCCAGCCATACGCTCCGGCTGCAGGAGTGCTTCAGATCCCGTTCAATGTCGCGTCTACGATCCTGGTGAACCTCGATCAGGACGTGACCACGGTGAACTTCACTGGGCTACCGACTGCCAGCTTCGCTCAGCGACTGGTGGTCTACTTCAAACAGAATGGTGTGGGAGGCCACACCGTTGCCTGGCCAAACAACGTGCTTTGGCCCGCGGGAGGAGTTCCTAACCTCACGCAAGACCCGAACGCCATCGACTGTTTTGTCTTCGACACGATTGACGGTGGCACCACTATCCTCGGCGCGCTGGCCGCCGCAGACTTCAGGTAAGGAGACTTTCATGTCCAAGGGCGATACCTTCGAGAACGACCTGCTCAAGCTCATCTTCAATGCCACGGCAATCGCGAACATTGCCGACAACGCATCGGCGTCTCCGCTCACCAACCTCTACGTCTCTCTGCACACCGCTGATCCAGGAGAGAACGGCAACCAGACGACGAACGAGGTCTCCACAGGCAACTATACCAACTACGCTCGTGTGGCTGTCGCGAGAACCACCGGCGGCTGGACCGTCACCGGCAACTCGGTGTCTCCTGTGGCGGATATCGTGTTCGCTGCCGGCACGTCTGGCAACTCCGCGACCCTGACCCACTTCGGCATCGGCACGGCGGCAAGCTCGACGGGCAAGCTGCTGTACAAGGGAGCGCTGTCGCCGAACATCGCGCTGGCCAACGGTGTCACTCCCCGTATCCTGACGACCAGCACTATCACCGAAGACTGACTTCAGCCATACCCCGACTGCCCCACGGGGCTACTGAGCCGGGCCAGTAGGGCTGAAGACGCCCGGCAACTTTTCGGGGCAATGATATGGCTACGAAGTGGTACCTCAAGACCGGTGACAGCGGAACTATCACGCAGGGCTCGGCTGACTTCGACTTCACCAAGCCGAACAACCTCAAGCGCGGTGACCTGTTCCTCGCGCGAGTCGGCGTGCGCGACGGCGTCACGCCGGCGCCGGTCACGTCGGGCGACTGGACGGCCATCGGAAATTCGCCGACCACCTCCAACTCGACCAGCGGCAGCGACGCCGCCATCTCGAAAGAGTTCGTCTGGTCGCACATCTACGGCAACGCGGATCCGGACTGGACCTTCTCGCGCGGCGGCACGACGGTCGCCCTGCGCGGCGCCATCACGCTCGCGCCGGCCCTCGGCTACGAGTTTGACATTGTCGAGACGCAGACCGGCACCAACGGTAGCGGCTCGACGACTCCGGTCACGGCCAACTTCACGACCACTATTGATGATGAGTGCATCGTTGTCTTCCTGTCGACCGGCCGAAACGCGACATGGTCGAACTGGGACGCCGCCACGGATCCGTCTGTCGCTAGCGGCGCGAGCGGCTACGGCACCGTCGGCCTGATCGATCCGACGACGTCGTGGAAGCGGCTCCAGTCGAACGGCACAACGTCCGGCGCCGACATTTCGGGGTCCATCGGCCTCGCCGTGAAGGACACCGCCGGCTCGACCGGCAACATTCAGGTCGCGACGAACAGCCTGAGCGTCCGGCCCGGCTGGGTCGGGATGCGGATCCAGCAGGTGCAAGCGACCACCCTCAAGGTGGTCAACAGCGGCAGCGCGGCGAACTACCCGACGCCCGGCGCGGTGACGATCCCCTTCACGCCGACGTCCGGTAACACCCTGTTCGCCTTCGTGGCCATAGACAAGGACGCGACGTCCGACGTCACGGTGACGGGCTGGACGCGGGAAATGCAGGAGCGCAGCGGCACCGCCGTCGGCGCCGCCCTGTTCCGCAAGGTCTCGGACGGTACGGAGAGCAGTTTCGACCCGAGCTACACTGGCTCCGGGTCCGGCGAGAACGTCTTCTTCATCGAGATCGAGGGCGAGGTCGAGATCGACGTCTCGGCGACGGCGACGACGAACCTGTCGACCCCGGCCAAGACGTCCGGCACCGCGACGACGGCCAACACGACAGCAGCTGGCGGCCTCGCGCTCGCCTTCTGGTGCAACGACAGCTATGGGTCTTGCGACACCTCGACCAATCAGGTGTTCAGCAACGACTTCATCATGGCGCCGGGTCCGACGACCCAGCAGTTCTACTCGAACGCCGACGCCGGCACCCCCGCCATCGCCGTCGGGTGGAAGGAGATCCCGAGCAGCGGAACGGCGGTCTCGACGTCGTTCACGTACACCGGCGACAGCGACGACGAGAACCTCCTGTTCCTCGTCGTCCTCAAGGAAGTTGCCACAGGGTCTGTGGGCACTTCTGCTGGCTCGGCCACTGCCTCTGGCGTTGGTGCTGCTCATGCAGGAGGTGTGGGCAATGTCTCTGGCGTTGCGTCAGTCTCGGCTATCGCTGCCGCGCAGGCAGCATCGGCTGGCTCTGCGGCTGGTGTTGCCTCGTCGTCGGTCCAAGCCGCCGCCGGGTTTGACACCGTTGGCTCATCGGCGGGCTCGTCGACTGCGACTGCTCAGGCGAGAGCTAACGCGAATAGCACTGTCAGTGTCACCGGTCAGGCAACCGCATCCTTCCTGGCTGCCGCTAGTGCCGCGGCGACAGCGAGTGCCTCGGGTTCGGCTACGGTTACAGGGTCGTTCGGCGCTCGAGCTCAGGCTGTTGGT